CTTGACCCACTGCTCATACGTTTTAGTGACCAAGAGAATCCGTTTGATTGGACTCCTACCGCCACAAATACGGCTGGTGATTTAAGGGTTGGTAGTGGCTCTGAGATTGTCCAAGCCGTTGAGACAAGGCGTGAGATAATTGTGTTGACAGATACAAGTGTACACTCGATGCAATTCTTAGGGCCGCCTTTTACATTTGGCATATCACAGATAGCAGAAGGTACAACTATAAGAGGTATAAATGCTGCGGTAGCTATCAACGATGCCGTATTCTGGATGGGTGTAGATAGATTTTACTTGTATGATGGTCGTGTGCAACCGATACCTTGCACTGTAAAAGACCATGTGTTTAATGACTTTGACGCAGCTAATTCTCAAAAAGTTATTGCTGGTAGAAACTCTGCCTATGGTGAGGTAGTATGGTATTATCCATCGCAGTCAGGTGGCACAGGTGAAAATGACCGATATGTTGTTTACAACTACGAAGAAAAGGTCTGGTATATCGGAAACTTAGCACGTTCAGCATGGCTTGACAGAGGCATTTATGAGTATCCATTTGGTGCCACACATGATACAGACTCCGTTGCTGCAAGACAGTTATACACACATGAGTTTGGTAACGATGCCGATGGTGCTGCGCTAGTGGCGTTTATTGACTCTGCACCTTTTGACATAGGCGATGGAGAGCAGTTTTCTTTTGTACGCAGAATGATAGCAGATGTAGACTTTTCTAACTCTGATACGGGGGCAACTAAAGAAGCCACGTTTACACTAAAACGTAGAAACTCTCCCAACGAGACATTTACAACAGCCGATACCTTTACTGTTACAAATACAAGCGATCAAACGCATACTAGGGTTAGGGCACGTTCTTTGGGCTTGAAAGTGCAATCAAGTAATACAGGTGTTAACTGGAGACTTGGTTCACCTAGAATAGACATAAGAAGCGATGGTAGAAGATGAGTAGAGAATTAGCTCCAATACAGTTTGCATTGCCCCCAGAGGACTATGATCGTGCTTATTTTGACGATGTTGTTCGCAGTTTGTCCCAACTTGTGGTACAAATGAGAAACCCGGGCGAACTTAGAGGCACTAAAATTACGCTTACCGATTTACCTACAAGCTCTGATGGTTTAGAAACAGGGGCATTGTTCAATGACAACGGAACTGTTAAGATAGTTTCATAAGGAGAAAATTTTGGGTCTTAGTTTAAAATCAATTCTCCCTGCAGCGGGCGCAGTCACTGGATTTATGTTAGGCGGTCCGCGTGGTAGTGCTGTTGGTAGTGGCATTGGCACGTTGTTAGCTGGTGGTAAACCAGAAGATGCCATAAAAAGCGCAGGACTCTCTGCTGTTGGTAGCGCGGGGTTAGGGGCACTAGGTTTGGCAGGGTCTGGCACACAAGCTGGAGTAGAGTTGGCTAAACAAAAGGCGGGTGAAAAAGCTGCTGAACAGGCAGTAGGCGAAGCTGCTAAAAAAAGTGGCTTGTTTGGCACGGGGTTATCGACAGGAGATGTAGCAATTGGTTCTGCACTTCTTGGACTATTAGCAGACCGAACTAAAGATGAAGAAGAGCCTGAACTCATGGGTCTTGAATCTTTGCCCGACTATGAAGGTAGACCCGTATCAAATCTTTTTGTAGACCCCGTGACAGGGAAGACGTATGATACAGTAGAAGAATTAGAGGATGCTGTGAAAGCACGTCAATCAGAAGGTATAGCCTCTTTAAATGAGGGAGGTTACATCGAGGGCCCGGGAACAGGGACATCTGATGATATTAAAGCGGCTATCTTTCAAGATGGACAACGGGTACAAGAAGCAAGGCTCTCGGATGGTGAGTTTGTAATTAGAGAAAAAGCCGTAAAAGGCGCAGGAGATGGAGACAGGGATCTTGGTGCAAAACGTCTTCATAGCTTGATGGATAACCTTGAGAGGAGAGTATAAATGTCTACAACCACAACACGCACCTCAACATCTCTTCCGGGTTACCAAGAACAGTATCTTAAAGATTTACTAGCTAGTGCATCTGCATTAGGCAATCAAGCTGTTACAATCCCCGACTATCAAGTAGCAGGAATGACACCAGCACAGCAAGCTGCAATTCAGCTTGGTGTACAGGGCATAGGTGCATTTCAACCTATGATGCAAGCGGGTGCGAATACACTGGCTCAAGGTGTTTCCTCATTACAGCCCGGAGCTTTTGAGCAATACATGAATCCATTTATACAAAATGTAGTTGACCAAAACTTAACTGATGTGCAGAGACAAGCTGACATGGAGCGCATGAGAATAGGACAGGCTGGTGTTGCTGGTGGGGCGTTTGGTGGGTCACGACAGGCGGTAGCAGAACAAGAACTACAAAGGAATGCCGCAGATACTTTTGCAAGGCAATCAGCAAATCTAAGAGCGCAAGCGTTTGAGTCTGCACAAGATAGAGCGCAACAGGCTGGTGAACTGTTTGGTAAACTAGGTTTACAACAGGCAGCATTAGGTGAGTCTGCGCAAGCCGCATCACAAAGGGATGTAAATTTACTGTCACAATTGGGTGGTATGGAACAGCAACAGCAACAGGCAGAGCTTGATGCACAAAGAGCCACATCTCTTGAGCGTCAGTTTGAACCATTCCAACGTGTTGGATTTATGTCTGACATATTCCAAGGTGTGCCTAGTACAACCAGCACTTTGACATCAACAACGGCACCTCGACCTAGCTTATTCTCACAGGCATTAGGTCTTGGTACAGGAATAGCGGGGCTGCAAGATGCAGGAGCGTTTGGAGATACTGGAATCTTTGGGAGCTTTTTTGGCAGATGACCATATATAATAGAAAAATGTTTAATCGCAATGCTCGCAACGCTCTTAACGCTAGTGCTGGTATACAGAGTTTTAGTAATGGCGGTGGGGTGTTTGGATTTTTAACTAGTCCTGTAGCGTCTGGTATAGGGATAGGTTCTCAAGCTGGTAGAGGTCAAGGTCCTCTTAGTAATCCTGTAGCGTCTAACATACAAAATCAGATACTTACTCAACAGGCTGCAAACCAACAGGCTGCATCTCTTGGTTCAAGTTTGAGAAGACCTAGTGGGACTATTATTACAGGTTTAGATGGCAATAAATATTTTGTGCCTTCAAAAGCCGCAAGTCCGGGTCAACAGGGACTATTAGATATTGCTACTCAAGCCATAAAAGGTGGAATAGGTAGTATAAAAGGCACTACTCCAACAGATATTATTCCCACCCGCCCGCTTAAATCTGTGTTTGGGGTAATTGGTGATACACTTCAAACTGGACAGTTAGGGGCCCTTGAAGGAGGAGAATCTGCTCGTAAAGCAGTTACTCCAATAACTGATTATCTAGGAGATTCAACACTAAGTTCTATTGTTGGAACTGGTGCTGATGTGGCTGGTCAGGTTGGTGGAGGTTTAGCTGGAGGAATATCCTCTCTTGTTGCATCAGATGATGGTGATACATCTACTCTTGGTGGTAGGCTAGGCACTGTAATGCCCGGAGATGATACATTAGAGGCTTTAGGTATAATTAAATTGCCTTTAGAACCGAAACGTCAGCAATCTGCTCCTTCTCCAACAAGACCACAAGGGCAAGGGGTCTTTGCAAAAGATGTTACAACGGAGTTTGATACTCCGATGCCAAGAAATATATTTGATGAAGCTGGACGAAAACGTCTAGAACAAGAACGCCTAGCTCGAAAGGCTATGGAAGAGTCAGGTATGGTAGAAATCGATGAGGAAACAGGAGAGGTTACGGCTGTTGATCCTCCTTCCGAACCTGTGAAAGTTTCTGCGGCTAAAGATCCACTAGAATCAACAGTGGATGATTCAGGAGCTGCTGAACAAGCACCTGGTCTATTAAAAGAAGAAATAGAAGAAGAAGAAAAACAAGGTTCAATCGCAAGTCAAAAAGCTCAAAAAGAAAGGCTGGACACAGACCCAGATTCAGGAACTAAAGTTGATGACCCATATGAAACACAGACACCAGCAGTAAGAACAGCCTTGGGTGAGCAAGCAAGACAAGCAAATGCTTCTGATGGCATCCCTAATCAAAGCAGTGTTGCAGAAGAGGTAAAAACAGCAGTAGAATCAGGAACTGGTTCTCCTGAAGATATTAAAGCGGAATTTTTAAAATTATTACCAAAGTATGAAGAAGATCCATCCTTATCAGGGTTAAATCTTGCTTTGATGGGATTTGCAATAGCCGCAGGGGAGAGTGACAATCCATTAACAAACATTGTAAATGGAATGAATAAGGTTTTACCAAGATTTATTAAATCAGCAGAAAAACGAAAATCCTTTGAACGCGAAACAGAACTTCTTGCATCTAAATATACTATTCAAAGATTAGAATCAGAAAGAAAGCAAGACTTAGAAGAAAATACATATATAGCTAAAGAAGAGTTTACTCATCCCGTTACGGGTCAAAAAATTAATAGAGGGCAGCTATTCCGATTAAATGACAGAGGATTTATGGCTGCTGAAGAAGCAGGGATTACAGGAAAACTAACAACACCAACTCTCTATCAAGAAATATTAGAAAATAATTCTGCGGAAGCCCTTGCTAAAATTGAGGCAGGTAATGAATCAATAGATGAGTTATATGAGAATCCCGTGGACGTAGAGATTGAGGGTATTGGGAAAATATCTATTAGAAGACCAACTTTAAAAGGGCAACAGCTAAATCTAAAAGCATTGCCTAGCAGCCCGGGAGATTGGAAATCTTTTACAAGAGGATATGCCTCTGCTTTAGATGAAATTTCATTTATGGATAACGGAATGCAAGCTGCTTTAGATTTGGTTAACCAAGGTGGAATTGGTGCGACAGGAACAGTAGGCAGATTTACAGATATACTAAAAGCCGTGACAAATTTTCCGGGAGCAAGAGAAGTAGGTGAAAGCATTGGTCTTGATTATAATGAATTAAGTGCTGGAAGTAGACTTGCTGCTCTTAATCGTTCTTTAGCTCTTCAATTAGCTCCAGTTCTTCTTGGAGAAGCTGGTAAGACGATATCAGACAATGATCGTAGACTCGTTGCTCAAGCTCTTGGCTATAGAGTTGATGGGGAAAACATCTTACTAAATGATGGTATTGGTTCATTTTTTCAATCAGAGGCAGACGCTAAAAGAAAAATACAAGAAATACAACGTATACTTAGAAAGAACGCTGAAGGACTACATGGTAAATATATGCAAGGAGCAGATTTACTTGAACTAACGCTTGAAACACCTGAACAGTCGCGGGCAAGGGCTGGAGCGTCATACTCTGTTGTTGCTGCTCCTGAAAATCCAGACTTTGATTATGAGATTAAAATTGGAAGTAACTAATGGGAATCATAAGAATAAAAACACCAGATGGGAATGTACTGCGTGTTAAAATAGCTGGTAATGCTCCTACAAAAGAAGAAGAACAGGCATTACTTCAACGTTTTTCTGGGCAAGCAACAACAAGAAACGTTAAGTTAAACGAAGAAACAGAAACAGTTTCTGAACCAACGCTTCCAGCCCGTGACATTGATTATGACACGGGTGTGCAAGATATATTTTTCCGAAAAGAGTTTTCTAAAGGAGATAATGAAGAAGAGAAACGTCTTAGACTGCAAGAGTTAGGCGTACCAGAAGATGCTGTGCAGATAGATACTGACGGTGAGTTTCTCATCGACAGAGATTTAATTCCAGATGATGTCAAATCCAAGTACAATATTCAAGGCACTGGACTGTTAGCTGTTGATGAGAAAAAAGGTTTTACTAAATACGATTTTGCTGATTTCTATGGTGAAACTAGAGGTCCTTTAGGTTTTGGAATAACCGCCTCTATGATGCTTTCGCCAGTTGGTCTAGTACGTGCAGCTTTAGGAACAGGATTGGCAGGCGCACTTGGAAGATATGTTGATGAATATGAAGAGTCTGAAGAGGGTCTAAGCAGAGAAACGGATGCCGAACTTGGAAGAGCCGCATTAGGTGAGTTTTTAGCTACTGCTGGTGGTGAAGGAATTGGAAGAGGCGTTACTGCTGTTCTTGGAAGAATATTTAAAGGTGTTGGTGGTGATTCTGTAAATGAAACTCGTAGAATAGCTAGAGAGGCTATTTCGGAAGGTGCTTCTCCTACATTAAGAGCGGCTAATGAATCACCGATCCTTGGACGTTTGCAAGCTATTTATGAAGGAGTCTATCCAAACAGAAAAGCGGCAGAAGCAAACGCAAGATTTGTGTCTAAAAATCTTTCAGGGAAACTAAAGGAAGCAGGGTTTACAGGGAAATCTACCGAACCAGAAAAACTTTTTCAACTATTGGATAGGGATATCAAAAAAATCTATGGCACTCCAGAAGAGCTTGTAAACGATGCAAATAAAAATCTTACACAAATGGTTGAAACCGAAATAGATAAATTAATAAAGATGTTTGGTGACGAAACCACACAAATGGATGCTAGACAAATAGCGGAAAGCGTAGACATTGCAAAAAGAATTTTTGATGAAGACTCTAATCTACTTTACAAAAGAGCAAATGATCTTTTAGGAGATGCTAAAGTAGTCCCTGTGAGCAGGATAATAAGAACGCTTAATAGATTGGATGCAGAAAATCCTGCGTTTGGTTTAAAACAATCTGCTGTCGGTAAGTTTATACTTAAATTAGGACAAGAAGCCGATGCTAAAGCTAGTGTAAAACAAATTAACGGAATTAGAACAGTGCTTCGAGATGCTGGTTTTGACCCAGGTCTTGTTGGAACACAAAACGGTAGAATTGTAGGAGAGTTGTTAGGAGATGTAGAGCGTTCTCTCACAGATGCTGCGGTAACTATTAGGAATGCTGAACGAGGTAGAATAGATCCAGAAACAGGTAAGCCATTTTTTGTTGGTTCGGGAATATCAGTAAAGGCTTCTAAAGAGGGTTTAGATTTATTAGACAAAGCAAATACTTTTTACAAAAAAGGAATTGGTCGGTTTAAAGATTTACGAGCCGAAAAGTTAATGAGCGATTTTAAAAAGGGACAACTTGACCCTGAAGTATTGTTTGATGCTGAAGGAGGACTTCTTGAACGTAATCGAGGGGATACTTTAAAAAGATTTCTTGACACAGCAATACCTGAAGGCAATGTAAATCCTGTAAAAACACCAGCAACGTTTGAAGAATTTTTGAGGGACGGTGATATAGACCCACAACAAATTATAAGTCTTCCTGATACAGACTTATTAAAAAGACGTTTACTAGCGAAGTTTGAAAGCAAAAAGGCATTTGCTAATCGAATCGCTGAAGCTAGAGGCACAGGAATGAAAAACAGAGACGCTGTTAGAACTTCTATTGCCAGAGGTTATTTATCAAATTTAGCAAGAACAAACACAGACATTTATGGCAACATAAATCCAACAAAAATTGTCTCTGATATTAATGCTTTAGGAAGCACTGGAGAAGAACTGTTTGGCGATCAGTACAAGCCTTTAATATCTGCTCTTCAAGATTTAGGAACAGTAAATCCTAATATATCCCCTGATGTTATTAACAGTTTGGCAGGCAGACCAATAGCTGACCAAGTATCTGCAATAAAGCAAATATTAAAACAAAGAGATGAATTAGCGAACAATGCTCTTGCTAAAGGTCTAAGCAGACAGCTTGCAGAAAGAAACCCAGATGCAATCGTTGATATTGTTTTTAGAAAAGGCAAGGGCGGGGTGGAAGCGATTAAGCAAGCTGAAAGAGAGCTTGGCGAAGATACAATGGATGCTATTCGTCAGAGTGCCATGGAGAGAATACTGAGGCAGTTGCCAGATGATAGCAATCCTACAGGCAAAGAGTTCATAGAAAATATATTGAATGGAAAATACTCTACTCAGTTAGATGCTGCTTTGAGAGGGTATGGTGACGAGACCATTGACGCGATGTTTGGAGAGGCAGGGCCTATTCTAAGAGACGCTGTCAGGAAATCTGCGATTGCATCTAATCGCTCGATTGCAGGGTTAGGTGCTTTGGCTCCCGCTTCAATAGCCACATCTCTTGGTCTTGTTGCTTTTGTTGCAAATCCTCTTGCTACATTATCAACGGCTGGAGCAATTAAAATAGGTGCAACTTTTCTTAGGAGTAAATTTTATTTAAGACAAGTAACAAGACCCACGGGTGTTAGACCTGGCACGGGTAAAGAATATGATAAACTTGGTAGATTTTTTGAGCAAGTATATGAAGTCTCTGGGCAAAGTGCCGCGCAACAAACAGGTACTTTACCAACAGGACTTGGTTTTGGGTCGCAGGCTATTCCTACGCGACCTGTACCAACAGTTCAAAGTTCACAACAGCAGACACAGCAACAACAAGTTCAGGCAACACCTCAAACAGCCGTTCCAAATGTATTTACCCCATTAAAAGCAACAGCACCTGTGTCACCAATTTTATTGGGTAACAATCCTGCTACCCAGCAACTGGCTCAATCACTAGGGAGATCCAGATGAACATAGACAAATTGAGAGAAGAATTAGCCGAAGATGAAGGCTGCAAGTATGAAATTTATTTAGACCACCTAGGCCTGCCTACGATGGGAATTGGTCACCTGATTACCAAGGATGACCCTGAGTATGGTAAAGATGTTGGTTCTGTAGTTGAACAAAGCCGCGTTCAATCTGCGTTCAACCTAGACATCGCTGTTACACTCGAGGATTGCCAGAGGCTTTACAAAGATTTCAATGACTTGCCCGAAGAAGTTCAACTGATTATAGCAAATATGATGTTTAATCTTGGCTACCCGCGTTTATCCAAATTCAAAGGTATGAAAGCAAACGTAGATGCAAGAGACTGGCCCGGGGCAGCCGATGAAATGGTTGACTCAAAATGGTACACTCAAGTCCCCAACCGAGCTAGGCGTTTGGTAGACAGGATGCGAGCTTGCGATAATGAACAAGATAAATAAGTCTATGTTCACGTCCGAGACGGATGTATGGTCTACACCTCAAGATTTCTATAACAAAATAAACCTAGAGTTTGATTTTGAACTAGATGTATGTGCTTTGCCAGAGAACGCAAAGTGCCCCAAGTATTTTACCCCAGAGCAGGATGGCCTTGCCCAAGACTGGACAGGAGCTTGCTGGTGCAATCCTCCATATGGCAGGGAGATAGGTAAGTGGGTAAAGAAAGCATCTGAATCAAAAGCTATTGTTGTTTGTTTAGTTCCAGCTAGGACAGACACGGCTTGGTGGCACGATTACGCAATGAAAGCAGATGACATTAGATTTATCCGAGGTAGGTTGAAGTTTGGAAACAGCAAGAACAGTGCGCCTTTTCCTTCTGCTTTACTTATATTTAGAAACTATCCTACTTCTCCCCAATTATCACCCAACTCTTGATCAACCTTGCTCGGAACTTTTAAATCAGAGCATGTCTCCATAATCTCTTTTATTCTTGCCGCTTGCTTCTCGGACTCTACATTAAAGCATAATTCATCATGCACCGTAAGTAAGGGCACTAACCCTTCTTTATGGCAATCTACCATTGCCTGTTTGGTCTGGTCTGCTGCGGAGCCTTGTATTAACCTGTTCAATGCCTTGTAAGTAAACGCTCTGCGTATACCCATACCATATTCTTTTTCTGCTTGTTCTCTTGGCATGGGCTTGTTGTATCCAAAACTGTCTGGCTCCCACATCTCAAACCGACACTGCCTACCAGACATAGTTCTTATTTTACCATTTTGTGAAGCTCTTAATGCTACTTGGTCAGCAAGACCCTTAACGAAAGGAACTTTCATATGATAGTTTTTTAGTAATTTTGTTGCTTCATCATTTGTAATATCTAACGTATTGGCTAACTTACCTTTGCCCATACCATACATAATTCCAAGATTTACTGTCTTAGCACTCTTACGAGTTATTCCGGCCATATCAGCCACCATTTGGTGAAAGTCTGGGTCACCGTTTTTGTATTCTTCTATTAGGTTATCTATCGTATAATGTCTGAGCTTGGGAGGTAGCATCGCGCAGTAATGAACCAATAATCTTGGCTCTTGACTAGAATAGTCAAAACTTCCCCACTTGCATCCTTCGTCAGGTAAAAACAAACCACGTATCATCGCTTTGATTTCAGCATCTCTAGCGGGTATCTGTTGCAAGTTAGGATTGCTAGAACTAAATCTACCTGTCACTGTACCCCCATCATCAGAGCGAAGCTGATGAAATTCACAATGTATGCGACCTTTGTGAGCAAACTTTAATATACTATCCACAAACGTATTGCTTGCCTTATCAAGTTCACGCAATCTTAATATCTTATTGGACACCTCATGTGGACAGGCTTGTAAGAAAGATTTGGTAAAGGACGGCTGGTTACTTGTTTCGGTGGTTTCATAATACAGGTTGTAATGCTTAAAAACTTTGGCAACGCTTGTAGCTACCCAAGGCTCTACTGTTATTCCTGTGTCATGCTCTATGTCTCTTAACACGGCTTGTTTAAGGTCTTTTAAATCTTTTTTAGTTTGCTCTGCCTTGTCAACGTCTACCTTTACCCCCTTTTCTCTCATATCGAGAAGAACTGGTATCAGGTCTGTTTCAAGATCAAACACCGTCATTAAACTTTGTTGTTCTAGTTCTATACGAAATTGATTCCATAAACGTAAGGTAAGCTCTGCATCTTTTTCTGCATATGCACCTACGAATCGTGGGTGCAATTTCCACATCTCTCCTTTTGGGTCAAGCCCAAAGTCGGTTGCAGCGGCACGTAATGTCTTCTCATCCTTTTTCTCATTAAGGTAATCTTTGGATAAACTATTAAGACTGTAGCTAAATCTATTCTCATTTATAAGAGGTGCAGCAATCATAGTATCTATAATTCTGCCTTCTATCTTCACGCCTGCCCATCTTAGCCACCCCGCATCATACGTAGCGTTGTGCATTATCTTTGGAATATGAGGTGTGTTGAGTTGGTCTTTAAGCCACATCATTACTTTTCTTTGAGGTATATTGCCCCCCGCCTCATGACGAATAGGATAATAGCCAACAAAATCGCCTGCCGCGATAGCAATACCAACAATAAATCCATCATCTCTAGCCCATCCCGGGCCTAACTCTGTTAAGTTGGGGTCATTAGTCTCTAGGTCAATCGCTATGTGTTCTGACCTCGTTAAGTCTGGGAACTCTGTTGGAGGAAGCCAATCTTCCTCGATTGTATCTAAGTCCAATCTTTCCAAGAAACTAATCTGACTGCTTTCTTTTTTCATCTACCTCGCCCCCAAGACTTGCATACCCAGCGATATCTATCCAAGAATCTTTGTGATGCGGAGTTACAACAAGTCTAGCAACTTTCAATAATAACAAGCACATATACACTTGTGACACGCTTACGTTTATGTTTAGCACACTTGACCATAGTTTTGCTACTCGTTCATGGTTGTCGTATGCTTCCCCATAATCCTTGGCTCTAGGCCCATTAACCAAATGTTTTGCTTCATCTAATATCTCATCTCTTTTCATATCTGATACCTATACTTTGCTGGACCGTCAACTATGTGAAGGTTGTGTTTCGTTCTTGTTACTCCTGTGTAAAAAACTCGGTGTTCTTCATCTTGATCAGTGTTTGAAACGGCTGGGTAACACGATTCTGTGAATAACATCACATTATCATCTTCACCGCCCTTCATTCTGTGAATTGTTGAAACTGTAATTCTTGGAACCAAAGATCCTCTTCTTAATATTGAAGCAAGATAAATCCTGTCTAGGTAAGACAGGTTGCAAACATCTTGAGACGAGGCAGATTTATTCGCAATTAATCCATGATCACGAACTAACAAATCATATGTCAGGGTTGCCTGTGGGTCTATTGTATCTAACGATTTTGATGCTCCACGTTTAATTACTGCCTTGTCACCTCGTTTTGGAACTAATTTATAAAGCTCTTTTACATCATCCAGAATTACCTCTCGACCTTCAGACAATGCCTTCCATGTGTTCATAGCTTTAAGAGTAGGCTCATCAAAACTAAGTTTCCCATTTCTCCTAAACAAATATCCATCGTCTCTTAATTGTCGGGCTACACCTGATACTATTTTATTGGTTCTTCCCATTATAGTCCAAGAACCCTCTTCAATATCAATATCGTGCCAATTAGAATGCCATATCACATCGCCTTCACGATCCATTGGATTCCAGTCTTTCTGTTGTCGAAGATCTATTCTGTTTGTAAGAGCTTTGGCTAATCTAAAAACACTTTTTGGAACCCTGTAACTTTGCTTTAATATTTCTATGTTAGGGCATATCTTTAAAAACAAACCAACATCCACACCATTCCACTTGTGAATACATTGGTCATCATCCCCCGCATACCACACTCTTTCTGCATGTTGCTTTAGAATGGCTACTTGCTTCCACTGAAGTGGTGTTAAGTCTTGAGCTTCATCCACGATAAGCACATCTAACGTTGGCGCAGTACCTTGAAGTACAAACTTTGATATCATGTCTGTATAATCATGCCTCTCGTTTCTTTTTTTGTAAGACTTATAGGCTTTGTCTAAAGAAACAAGAAACTCCCAATGAATGTCATAGTTTCGTTTAAAGTTAAATTCAGCTTCAAGACTAATGCATCTCATCGCAGATCGTGCAATAATTTCTAAATACTTATTGCCTTCTTTATGAGACATTGGGACAAGACCATCTTCCATTTGAGCAGCGGTGCTTGAGTCAAAAACCATACCAACTTCATAACCAAACATTTGAAAATCATAATAGCCCATCATCTTTTCTTTATCAAAGCCAAGCCATCGATGTCCTATAGAATGCAACGTTCTAAACCAAGGAAGATGTTTTTCCTCTAATCCTAGCTCTGACCCAGCCCTAAGTATTGCCTCTGATATTGATTTTTTTGAGAACGAAACAAATCCAATCCTGTCAGGAGGTGTGCCATTAGCTAACTCCTGTTTAACAATATTAATCAAAGTGTATGTTTTACCGCATCCTGGTGGACCGAATATTAATTTTTCACTCTGACTCATAGGTCTGCCTAGGTCTTGTTTTTAGCCAATTAGTTATATCTTCCTCTAGCCATCGTTTAGCACTATATTTATCTTGCTCTGGACCTAACACAATAGGTTTAGGAAAGTGCCCCGCCTCCACCCATCTATAGATTGTGCTACGTGCTACACCAAATTTCTTGGTTAAGTCTCCTATCTTCAGGTAGTTTTTACCTGAGAAACTATCAGAAAGGGATGTCATCCTCTGTCTCCTTGTTTGGAATTGGTATTTCCGTGTTGTCAAATTCTGGCACCCACCAAACTCTGATGTTGTGCCATTTACCTGAATCGTCTTTCAGCTTGTAATATCCATTACACTCTGAACCAAAATTAAGACGCTTCAATCTCTCTTGTATCTGTGGTCTGTTAAACGAAACAAACCCCCTATTCTTGAGAAATTCTTGTAACCCTTTAAGGGTAAAATAAGTAAGGTCGTTCTCTGTCCAAGGCTTGCCCATTCTAAGTTCCTCTGGTGACCGAGCCTTTATTCTACTTGTACAAAATGTTTCTAATAACTCTTCAAACTGCCCTGTGATGGTAAGTTCGGGAGATGCCTCTATCGTTGTAGCGTTAGACATCAAACCATTTACAATGACTTGCCAGTCAGCAGCCTTCGTTACAGGAGGCATAAAATCTATTTGATCCATGCAGGCCCTTTGAAAATGTAAAGGCATCTGTAATTGTTCGGTAGACAACTCCAACCTTTGTCCATTTACATCCAAGAAATACAACCTTGGTTCTGACTTCAATATTGTTAAGCCACCCATCGAGGGTATGGCTGAGTTGCCTCCGACACCATGCTCCATGCTTATGCATAGCTCCCTGTTACAATGACTTGCCATCGGCTCATCCTTACACTTGTAACCATACTTATCTTTATCTATAGATTTTTGTAACTGCACTACTTCATCAGCGGGCATGGGCGGTTTACAAATCTTTGTGTTCCATTCTTCTAACTTCTTTTTCCATCCATCTGGATACTTCTTTCTTAGATATATACCTGTATGAAACATTGCATTGTTTCTCATGCCTTGTGGTATGCCCATCAAAACAAGATTTTTTATGCACGGTATTAAACCTTCAAACTCTTCTTCCTTGGATTCAAACTTTAACTTCGATAAAGCATCCAAAGTTGTTTTCTTCTTGTCTACTAAGTCAAGAAACTCCTGAACAGTAAGGTCTTCATTCTTTGCCGTAACTGCATAGCGTAAGGTATTCTTCTCATCAAAGTATGGAAGATTAATAAAGTTGCCCACGTCTCCTCGTTCAGCAAGAATCTGGTCTTGCTTTGGAAACACTTCACAACCCGAATATCCTAATANGGCAGAAAACTCTGTAAGGTAGTCACGTATGTCCACTGCTCTCACCCAGTCCTTCATAAACAAGAACAGGTGGGCACCTCCTGACTTTGAGCGACAAACAACAAACGGAATGTTTAAACTATCACACTTTGATTGGATTTGAGCATGATCAACAGGATACTTATCTATATCTAATAAACCAAATTTACATTTGTTCTGATCAGTGATTGGTATCGAGCCTACACCTTTCTTTCCTTGTAAGTGTTCTTCTATCAATTCCTTTGTAAGAGGCTCTTTGACAATAAAACTTTTTGCTTCCGTTTTGCCATTTCTTCTTTTTGCCCCTACTGTTGTTTGACCGTGTGCCTTTGTTGAACCTTCAAAAGCCGTCCAAAAACGGTCAACTAATTCCATCAAAAACTCCGAGAAAAAGGGGAGGGGTTACCTCCCCTCTAAATTAAAAGGGTATGTCACTTACGTCCACTTCTGCTTCATCTGTGACAGTAACGGTATCTCCTTCGGGTGCAGCCTTTACTTCACCCTTGGCAACCGATTCCCTAAACGCCTTTGCTTCTCGGAACAAGTTTTGGTCTGTAACCAAACCTTCTTCTTCAACTTGTGGGCTGAACCAAGTTCTCATTGCTCCATCCACGGTTTTTGATTTCTCGACAACAGTTAGTCTCCACATAACGGCAAACAAGGCTGGAGTCCTCATTATACCTTTGGAGTCTGGAACTTTCTTTAAGGCAATCCTTGTCTTCCAGACTCTACTAACTGAAAGAGCCGTTGTCTTCATCCCAATAATCGCGGGTTCGTACATCCCATTATCACCAAGCACTAGACAATAGTATTCATCTGTCTTGATAATCTCGTTACCATTGGGAAGAAACTCTTTTGCTCCCTCTCTTCGGGCATTAATCAAGTCGGGGTCTGTAACCTCTCTTAAACCTACGAAACCCCCACCTTGTGACTCTGGTATAAACTCAGGGTAACTTGTTTGACTGTGGCATGGTATAACCACGATACCCTTCTCACCATCCCAAACTTGTCCTGTTACGGTGTTAAAAAAATCACCTTGTTTAAGTTCGGGTATGTACTTAGCATCACTCTTTTTAAGTTGTGGGCTTGTACTTTGTGCAATCCTGATATTCGGGATTTGCAATTCGTTTGCCTCAAACACAGC